GAGAAATATTGGATCGATTACTTTGGAAGCTCTGACTACGGTTATAACATGACGAGAGGTGGCGCGGCCGTGTCCAGTAAAGTTGCAAAATAAAAAAATTTTTGTTATAATATATTTGTAAGAAAAAGTTAATTATATTTATTAGGAGAAAAAAAATGTCTAAGAAAAAGTTTAATAATAGTGTTTATCTTGAAGGTTATTTGTATGAACATAATTTGAAAGAAAGAGTCGCGGGTCCGAATGCGAAGACACCGGGTCTGCATTTTATAACAGGTGAAATTAAAATTGCAACTGATGATGACTGTTTGAATATAGTGCCGGTTCATTTTTCATATGTTCCGGAGAATAGAGATGGATATGCAACTCTGAAAGATATTCTTGAAGGAACTATTCCTTCTGTTATGTCAAAGAGCGTGGCGGAGGCCGCAAAGCTGAATGTTTCAACTGCACTCGCCATTAATGATTTTGTATCTCCGTCAAATGGAAATCTTGTATCTGCTCCAAGAAATGAAGGCGGATTTATTCATCTCATTCAGAAACTTCATGCAACAGAAGCAGAAAGAAACTCCTTTGTTGAAGATATAGTTATCACAGGAGTAAAAGAAGTTGATGAAGATCCCGATAAGAATATTGCATATCATGCAGCAGTAAAAGGCGTTGTATTCGATTATGCAAAGAGACTTATCCCAGTTGAATTTGCAATTTATATGCCCGCAGGAATTGATTATTTTATGGGGTTTGCAAATAGTAAGAGTCTGCCAGTATTCACAAAAATTCGTGGTAAGCAGGTAGTTCAGCAGACTGTTCGCAGATATGAAGAGGAATCTGCGTTTGGCGGTCCAGTAGTAAGAGAGATAGTTACTCCGAAGAAAGAATACGTCATTACTAACGCACAGGCTGAGCCGTATGAATTTGGCGAAGATACTCTGACAATAGAAGAGCTGTCTCAGTGGAGCGCAGAAAGAGAAAAAATGCTGGCTTCTATTAAGGCTGATTATGAATCTCGAAATGGTGGAAATGCCGCTCCGGCTGCTGATACAGCTACTGCTTCAGGAGTAATTGGCGGATCTGATGATGATTTTAAGTTTTAATTTATTGGAGGAATAAATTATGGCTATAAATCTTTTAGCAATAACCCCGCATAAAGTATCCAGAGATCTGTCAGGGTATATAACCTATATCTATGGGGAGCCAAAAACCGGTAAGACCTCTCTGGCTGCATAGATGCAAGGTTGCTTGTTACTTGCTTTCGAAAAAGGCTATAATGCTATTCCTGGTATTATGGCTCAAGATATAACAAGCTGGAGTGATCTTAAAAGTGTTGTAAGAGAACTCCGCAAAGCAGAAGTCCAAAAAATCTACAAGTCTGTTATAGTAGATACAATAGATATAGCTGCTGGCCTGTGTGAAAAATATGTTTGTCAGCAGGCTGATGTAGATACACTCGGCGACGTCCCTTATGGCGGCGGTTGGGCAATGGCTAAGAAAGAGTTTGAAGATGTGTTCAGGACAATAACACAGCTTGGATATGCTCTTGTCTTTATTTCTCATGCGAAAGAAAAAGAGTTTAAGAGAAAAGATGGAACTTCCTATAATCAGATCGTTCCTTCTTGCCCCTCTTCTTTTAATGAAATCGCCAAGAATATGGCTGACCTTTATTGTTATGCTGCAAAGTATAATGATAATGGAACCAGCAAGGTTAAGATGATTCTTAGATCAGACGATAATAGCGTAGATACGGGAAGTAGATTTAAGTATATAGTTTCTGAGCTTCCAGAATTTTCATATCAAGCCCTTGTTGATGCTTTGAACGAAGCTATTGATAAAGAGGCAAAAAGTTTTAATAATGAGTTCGTAACCGATGAACGCGGTAGCACAGCTATCGTGGCGCCGACCTTTGACTATGACAAACTCGTTACAGAGTTTGGCGATTTGGCTAAACGTCTTGTAGATGAGGATCCGCAAGATAACCCACCAAAGATTAGAGCAATCGTAGAGAAAGTTCTTGGCAAAGGCCGCAAAGTTAGTGAAACGACTAGAAATCAGGCAGAACTTATTTCTGTTATTATAGATGAAATTAAAGGTACAATGGTAAAATAAGAGACTGTGTTTCTTTTACATTAAAGTCAAGTAGAGTGGTGTCTATTTGACTTTTTTATTTTTTTATGTTATAATATATATAGGAGGAGGTGCGCAAATTGCATATAGTAAAATGTGTTTATTGTAAAAAAGAATTTGACAGAGATAAAGTCGATTTTGTGGCTTTAAGCGCTCGTCGTTTTGCGCATCCGGAGTGCGTAAAGCAAGAAGAAGCAAGAAAAACTCAAGAAGAAAAAGATAGAATAGCACTCGAATCGTATATAAAGAAATTATTTCATGTTTCAGAAATTGATATAAGAACAAAAGGATTAATAGATAATTATAGAAGTAAATATAATTATACTTATACTGGTATTTTAAAAAGTTTAATATATTGGTATGAGATACAAAAAAATTCAATAGCAGATTCAAATGGATCGATTGGTATAGTTCCATATATTTATAAACAAAGTAATGATTATTTTTATGGGATATGGTTGGCGCAATAGATAAATAAAGGAAAAAATATCTCGGATTATATGCCAAAAGATATAAGTGTAGTAATCCAACCGCCAAAAAGAAAAGTTAAGAAAAAAAGTAGCTTTGATTTTTTAGATGATGATGAGGTGGAAGATGGCAACGAGTAAATATGTAGATATGACCGCCATCATCAATGTAATAGGTATTGTTTATAATCATCCCTTCCTACTGGATTATGAAGATAAATATAATATTGTTGAAGATGATTTTCCAGAGAAAGTACATCAGATAATTTTTGGTACAATCCAAAAGTTATGGCAACAGGGTGTTCAGAAAATTAGTCTACAAACAATAGCAGATTTTTTGTCTTCAAGACCAAAGAATGAAGCAATTTATAAAAATGCAAAAGGTGATGAATGGCTACTGAAAGCTTCTGATAATTGTAAAGATAAAGATTCTTTTGATTATTATTATCAAAGAATGAAGAAATTTACATTATTAAGAGCTTATGATAATTTTGGGGTCGATGTTTCAGATATATATGATCCCGATAATATTATAGATGCGAAGAGAAAGCAGGCTCAAGAAGAATATCTTGATAGTTCAAGTTTAGTTGATATAGCTGATAGAATAGATGATAAAATATCTCAAGTTCGTAGTAAATTTATTGAATCGAATGAAGGTGAGTTATATCAAGCTGGAACAGGAATTGAAGCATTAATAGAAAAATTTAAAGAATTCCCAGAAGTGGGTTTACCTTTGTATGGATCAATGATTAATACAATCACAAGGGGAGCAAGACTTAAAAAATTATATTTGCGGAGTGCGGCGACCGGTGTTGGTAAAACTCGTAGTATGATCGCAGACACATGTATGCTTGGTTGTGATAAAGTATATGATCCGATGGAAGGTTGGGTAAAAGTAGGCGCGCATCAGCCAACATTGTTTATAACAACAGAGCAAGAGCTTGAAGAAGTTCAAACAATGATGTTAGCATTTTTGGCGAATGTAGATGAAGAACATATATTAAATGGTAAATATATAGGCGATGAAGAAATTAGAGTATTTCAGGCCGCAAAAGTTCTTCAGGAAAGTCCTGTTTATATTGAAGAATTACCAGATTTTTCTTTAAGAGATATTGAAAATGTAATTAAGAAAAATATTCGTGATCATGGCGTTACATATATAATGCATGATTATATTCATACAAGTCTTAAAATCTTGGAAGAAATAACTCGTCGTTCTGGTGGAGTTAAATTAAGAGAAGATAATATATTGTTTATGTTGTCTACAAAATTAAAAGATATATGTAATCAGTATGGCGTTTTTATCTTGTCAGCAACTCAGTTAAGTGGTGATTATGATCATGCCGAGACACCTGACCAGAACTTGTTAAGAGGTGCAAAAGCAATAGCCGATAAAATAGACTATGGATCATTGATTTTAAAAGTGACAAGTGAAGATGTTGAATCGTTAAAGCCAGTCTTAGACGCTGGTCACTTCTCGAATCCGCAATTAAAAATATCGGTTTATAAAAATAGACGAGGAAGATATAAAGGAATATATTTATGGTGTTCTGCAGATTTATCAACTTGTAGAATTAATCCAATGTTTGCGACAGATTATAATTATAATTTAATTAAAATAGATAATGTTAAAGTAGCAGTTCAAAGTGAGGAGTTTTTGCAAGCATGATTGTTTATGATAAAAAAGAAGTAAGAAATTCTTTAACATCAGATGATATATATGATGTTTTGCAAGAGTTTGGCGGAGAGCCAAGAGTTACAAATTTTGGATTAGTATCTTTAACAATTTGTCATCATAAGTTTGGTGAAGATTGTAGTCATAAGTTGTATTATTATGAGAATAGTAAATTATTTAAATGTTATACTGGCGGTTGTGAAGAATCAACTTTTGATATCTTCCAGTTAATAATAAAAATAATGCAGCTTAACTACAGTCGAGATATGGACTTAAATGATGCTGTTTTATGGGTTGTTAATAAATTTGGTTTATCTGGTAAAGATGTTGATGTAACCGAATTAGAAAAAAGTGATGAAGATATTGTTTATGATAGATATGAAGAAATAAATAAACTTCAATCTTTACCAGACACTATTATTAATTTGCCAGAATTTGATTCAAATATATTAGATTGTTTTAATTATAATGCAATTATAGAACCTTGGCTAGTAGATAAAATTAGTATTGACGCCATGCGCCATAATAGAATAGGGTTTTATCCTGGTCAATGGCAAGTAACGATTCCTCATTTTGATATAAATTCTCGATTTATAGGTTTAAGAGGAAGATCGTTATCAATAGAAGATGCTCAATTATATGGTAAATATAGACCATTAAAAATAAATAATATATTATATAATCATCCTCTAGGTATGAATTTATATAATATTAATAATAGTAAAAAGAATATTGGTATTTTTGAAAAAGCGATTGTTTTTGAAAGTGAAAAAGCTTGTTTAAGATATCAAACAGAATTTGGATATGAAAATGATATATCTGTGGCGTGTTGTGGAAGTAATTTATCTTCATATCAGGTATTTTTATTAAAATATTGTGGAGCAAAAGAAATTATTATTGCTTTTGATAGAGATTTCACCGATATTGGAGATGAAAAATTTGTTGCAATGGAGAAAAGATATAGAAAATTTTATGAACAATATAAAAAAGATATTTTATTAAGTTTTATTTGTGATAGAAATAAGATAACTCAATTAAAATCTTCTCCAATAGATGAAGATAAAGATAAATTTTTAACATTATTCAAAGAACGAGTGATACTTTGACTAAAATGATTAATCTAATTAAAAGAAAAATTAAAAATAATAAAGGGAGAAAATAAATGAAATATTCTCTTATTGCTCCTCAAGATTATGCAGATCCAATCGTATAGACGTTAGTTAATAGAGGATTTAAAATATAGGATATTCCTCATTACATTAATACCACAGAAGAAGACATACTAAATCCTGCTTTATTAAAGAATATATACAAGGGAGCTTCGATGCTGGCAAAGCATATTGGCCAAAAGGATAAAATTTTTATTCAAATCGATGCTGACTGTGACGGTTTTACGAGTGCCGCCATTCTTATAAACTGGATGCACGATAGGTTTCCAAGCTATACAGAAACTTATGTTTAGTATCGTATTCACTCTGAGAAGCAACATGGAATTATAATTGATACTATACCAGAAGATGTTTCTATGGTAATTGTTCCAGATGCAGGAAGCAATTAGATAGATGAACATAAAATCTTGTTTGACAAAGGAATAGATGTTCTTGTTTTAGATCATCACGTTACTCCTATTGAGTCGCCCTATGCTTGTGTAATAAATAATTAGATAGATACTTATCCAAATAAAGAATTATCTGGCGCCGGGATCGTTTTTAAATTCTGTGAATTTATTGATGAACGAATGAATGATACAATGTATAGTTTTAATTATTTAGACCTTGTGGCTCTTGGAATCATTGCGGATATGGTAGAATGTAAAAATTTTGAAACAAAAGAGTTGATAAATTTAGGTTTAGATAATATTCAAAATCCTTTTTTCTCATATATGATTGAAAAACAAAGTTATTCTCTAGGAACAACTTTAACTTATGAGGGTATTGCTTTTTATGTGGCGCCGTATGTAAATGCTACTGTACGAGTTGGCACATAGGAAGAAAAAGAAATTCTTTTTAAATCTATGCTTTATTTTGAAGGAGAAAAAGAAATTCCTTCAACAAAGCGTGGATGTAAAGGATCGCTAGAAACTGTTGCAGAGCAAGCTTGCCGCAACTGCACGAATGTAAAAAATAGGCAAGCAAAATCAAGGGATGCTAGTTTAGAGATTATTGAAAATATAATCCAAGAGAAAAATCTTAATAAAAATAAAATTTTATTGATTCAGTTAGAGAATCCAGTAGACAAGAATCTTACAGGACTAATAGCAAATCAGTTAGTTGCAAAATATCAAAAGCCAGTTTTGTTACTTAATAAAAAAGAAACAGAAGATGGTTCTATTGTTTGGGAAGGCTCTGGCAGAGGTTATGATAAATCGGAATTAAAAGATTTCCAAAAACTTCTTAATGCATCTGGATTGGCGAAAGCCGAAGGTCATGAAAATGCTTTTGGAGCAAGCGTTTTAGATAGACATATTGAACCTTTAATTCAATATACAAATAATATATTAAAAGATATAGATTTTTCTCCTTGTTATAAAGTTGACTTTATTTTTCAAAGCTCTTTGGTAAAGGCTGAAGATATTAAAAGAATTGCAGAAGCCAAAACTTTATGGGGCAAAGGGGTTGAAGAACCTCTTGTAGTTATTGAAAATATAAAATTAACATCAAAAAATTTCCAACTCGTTTCCGCAATGAAAAACCCAACCCTTAAAATTACTATTTCTGACGATGTTAATGCTATTAAATTTAAATCAAGCTTTGACGAATTTCAATCGTTATATCTTCCCGAGGGTTGTGTTACTATAAATATATTGGGAAGATGTAATATAAACACTTTTAATTATGTAACTACTGCTTAGCTGTTTATTGAAGACTACGAAATAGTGAATAAAATATCTCTTGATTTTTAAACTACAGATTTTTTTAAAAGGAAGGGAATTCAAAATGAAAAAAATACTTGCAGCTTTATTAATCATTGTGATACTGAGTTTCACAATTATTCCGGCTCGTGCATATCAGCCTAATGAACAAGAACTTGCTTTACTATATGATAAAATAGAATCATGTAGAGAAGAAAAAGATAATGCTCATGCTTTAGCAGAATGTGCTAGATATTTTAATTTAGACGAAGAGCATTTTGTTATTCAATTTGCTAAAGAAAAATGGTGGGATGCACACTACAGAGAGCTATACTGGTTAAATTTTGAACAAAAACTTGAGGAATATCCAATAGCAACAATAACATGGCTATATCTTAAAGATTTAGGATATAATGATTATGTGTGCGCGGGGATCCTTGGTAATATGATGGTGGAGGTTGGAGGTTTAACTCTCGACCTCTTACATGATATTTATGCCGGACCCGGTAACAGTTTTTATGGATTGTGTATGTGGTATATTCCTTTTTCTGATGGAATTGCAGGATTAAATCTTCTTGAACAATTAGATTATTTAAAAAATAATATTAAGTATGAAATAGATACTTTTGGTTATTTTTATTATCAAGGATTTAATTATGATGCTTTTCTTCAAATTGAAAATATATATGATGCAGCAATGGCATTTTGTGTAAGCTATGAAAGATGTGAGGCTTCATCTTATTCATACCGCGTAGATTGTGCTTATGCTGCATATGAATATTTTGTTAATAATATATCATATAATTAAGGAGGATATTATGGCAAATGTTTATAGAATAAGCGTTGGCGGCGTTGTTCATAATCTTTCTGGCCTTATTCCTTCTGGAACTGCAACAGCGTCTAATAACTAGTTTACAGGATCATTTCCTGGTATTGTAGAATATACCGATGGCGTTGCTGTCTTTCTTAGGAATAATATTGCTGATTCTCAAAGTGGTTGTACTTTAAGGATTAACTAGCTTAATTATAAGCCTATTTTCTTATCAAATAATGTTAGCCAGCAAGTAACAACAGAATGGAAAAATGGATCTAGTGGCTTATTTATTTATGATACGTCATTAAATTCTGGCGATGGTGGATGGATATTTTACAGTGGAGTGGGCGGATCTAGTGTTAGTCCTTCTTCTACAACTCCTGTAATGGATGGCACAGCTAGTGTCGGCTCAGAAACTGACTTCGCCAGAGGAGATCATAGACATCCCAGCGATACAAGTAAAGTTTCCAAAAGTGGGGATACAATGACTGGTATTCTAACTTGTAATAATAATAATGAATATGATACAAAGTAGGCAAGGAATATTTATATTATGGCCGATGGAAGTTCTCCAGTTGGCGGAGCCAATGGCGACGTAGCCTTATATTATTAATTTGTAATACTAAGATAGAAAGGAGTTTAAAAAATGTCAAAAATTAAAGCGAT